GCTTCGCATATATTTTAAACAGATTTCCGAAAAGGAGGTTCCATCATGCCGCTAGCCCCACCAGTCCTCCGCACCACTCCGCGCGCTCCCCGAAGCCAGGCACCTGGCGTCCATCGCTCGCACCGATGGCGGCAGCATAGCGAGCGCATGCGTCGCGAGTATCCGCTTTGCATGGCGCCATTTTGCGAGCGCAAGGCGGCAGGCAGTTGGCCGACCTCTACGAGCGTCCATCACATCCGCGGCGCCGCGACTCACCCGAGCCTGGCCTATGTCGATGCGAACACCTGCCCCGTTTGCTCACAGTGTCACTCGAAGGTCGAGGCAATGGAGCGATGTGGCAAGGCGACGCAGCACCTTTTTGTAGGATGGCAGGTATCCGACGCATGAACCCGCTAGACTTTTTCCTATATTTCTTTGCCGGATATGGCGCTGGCACCCTTATCGCCAATATCCTTAAACGTCGGCGGAGTAAATGAGCAAGAAAGACGACAAGATCAGACAGGCGCTATTGGCCGGCCATAGCTTCCGCAGGATCAACAAGGACCTGGGCGTCGGCAATGGGCGCATTCGCAGAGTCCGCGACGGGCGAGCGCCGGCCAAAGGTGGGCGCAAGGGAAAGCCCGTCGCCGAAGAGCCCACCTCCGAGCGTAGCCAGATTGCCTATCGCGAGGACAGCGCGCAGGCGGTTCTGAATAGCGAAGTGCCGATCACTGAGGCCGCGCTGATTGCGCATTTCCAAGTAGATATGGAGCGCTGGCAAATCGTGGAATTCGTGCCGACGATGCGCGAAGTCAGCCGCAAGCACATAAAGCGCGATCTGGAATTCGACGAGGGCAAGATCACCGGCACTCTGAGCGACGACGGCACGCTAGTGAAGATCCCGCTGTACACCGTGCGGGCCAAGTTCAAAATCAAGCAACAGTTTGTCGACGCCGACCTGGCCAAAGCCTTCCGCGACAACCTACACGCATTGCCAGCGCCCGTCCGCGATGTCATCAAGCCAGACGTGAGCCCCGAAGCTGACATCCTAGAGCTCGCCCTTCCTGATGTTCATCACGGGCTGCGCAGTCTGGCCGACGAAACCGGGCAGGTCTACAACCTGGGCATTTCCACTAGCCTGGTGGTGCATTGCACTCGCGATCTTCTGAAGAAAGCCGGCCCGGTGTCGAAAATCGTCGTGCCTATGGGCAATGACTGGCTTAATGCGGACAATGCCGCGGGCACAACCGCGCACGGAACGCCGCAGGATGAAGATCAGCACTGGTCGACCACCTTTCAGCGTGCGACCGCTGCGGCCGTTGCGGTGATCGAGCTTTGCCGCGAGTATGCGGAGACGGTCGACGTGCTGCTTATTCCTGGCAATCACGACACCGAGCGCTCGCACTACATGGCCACCTGTCTCGGGTACGCGTTTCAGAATGCGCCAGACGTGCAGATTGACGCCGGACTGTCGCCGATGAAGGCGCGACTGCTGCACGATACCCTCGTCGCCTGGCACCATGGCGACCGCGCCAAGCCTGCGGACCTGGTGGCAGTAATGCCTGACCGATGGGCGGAGCTTTGGGGGCGGAGCAAATGGCGCGAGCTCCACATGGGGCACATTCACCACGAGGTCGAGAAGGACGTGGGCGCCGTGCGCGTGCGCAACTTCCGCTGCCTGAGCGCGCAGAGCGCCTGGAGTAGCAAGAGCGGATATTCGAACGTGCGCGCCGCTACGAGCGTGCGTATCGGGCTCGGAATCGGGCCATATCAGACAACCTATAGTTTTGCAAACAGGAGGGCCCAGTAATGGGAAAGCGAGGCCCAGCACGAACACCCGCGCACATTCTGCGCGCCCGCGGCAGCAACATTACGAAGTACGCCAGCCAGACCACTGACGGCGACACGCGAGAGAATGAGCTAGAGCTACCATTTAGCGTGCCTCGCATGCCTGTTGGCCTGCCCGAGTATGCAAAGCGAGAGTGGAAATACCTCTGCAAGCGCCTGAGCAAATCGCAGATCATTAACGAGATCGACGGGCGAACGCTCGAGCGATATGTGCGCGAGACTTCCAGGCTCCGCGATCTCGAAAAGAGCTACGACGCGGACCAGCGCGCCGGCGCCCGCGACGAAAGGCTAATCGGACTCATACATAAGAGCAGCGCGCGTTGCGATGCCATGGGCAAGCTGTTCGGCCTTTCGCCCGTCGACCGGACGCGAATTCAGGTCGAGAAGCCGCCCGAAGAGCCCGTAAAGAGGCCGAAGCCTAAGCGCGAAGGACTGCTGCAATTCCATGCAAAGGGCGAGGCTGTTGCGAAGTGATCGTAATCGACCAGACGCTTGCGCTGCAGATCTACGGCAAGAACGCGGTTAGACGCGCCGTTAAAAAGGGGCATGTGACACCCTCCGGCGTCGACTATGCCCTCACCTTCGACGGCGTTTGCTCACTGCCGATGCATGGCGACGCGCTGGCCAATATCCTGAAGCAGGCGCAGAGCGACGACGATCACCGGGCCCAGCCGTGAGCGCCGAAGTATCCGACGAGACGCGGGCAGAATTTACGCGGCTGCTCAATGGGTATGATCCTTGGCGCGATGCCGAGGGCTACCATTTCGACCCCGATCGCGCTGATTACGCAGTCGAATGGATCGAGGACCATTGCACGCATGTAAAGGGCGGGCTTGGCGGCACACCATTCTTGCTCGAGAATTGGCAGCGGGCGCTAATAATGACACTGTTCGGCTGGTATGACAAGGACGGGCTCAGGCGTTACCGCGAGTTGCTTTTGTATATCCCGAGAAAGCAAGGAAAGAGCCCGCTCTGCGCTGCGATCCTGCTCTATGTCCTCGACACTGACGATGAGCCAGGCTACGAGGCCGTCAGCGCTGCAGCTACCCGCGATCAAGCCTCCATGGTCTATGATTGGGTAAAGGGGATGATTCGTAACGACGAATGGCTCTCTGGCCGGTTCAAGGAGTACCGCAGCCCCAAGAAAATGATACCTATCCGCGATCAAGTGAGCTACTATATGCCCGTGAGCGCCGATGCGGAGACTAAACACGGCGGCAACTTGCACTTGATCGCTTTCGATGAGCTTCACACGCAGCCGAACCGCGAGCTGTTCGACGTTTTGAGCACGGGCACAGCAGCGCGCAAACAACCGCTCTTGATATCGCTAACCACTGCCGCCGTGTTTGGCGAATCCATTTGCAACGAGAAGCTAGCCTATGCGAAAGCTGTGCTACAAGGCAGCATCACCGACCCGACCTTTTTGCCGATTCTGTTCTATGCCCCCCAAGATGCCGACTGGACCGATCTCGAGGTATGGAAAAAGGCAAACCCAAATTTTGGTGTCAGCCTGCAAGAAGACTATGTGCGCAAGGAGATCGCCAAGGCGAAGGTAACCCCGTCGCTTGTGCCAAATTTGAAACGGTTTCACCTCAATATACAGACCATGAGCGCTGATATGTGGCTCGACCTGGACAAGTGGAACGCATGCGACAAAGAGCCGGAATATAGCGGGCCATGTTTCGCCGGGCTAGACTTGGCCAGCACCCGCGATATCTGCGCCTTCGTTTGTTTCTGGCCCGAGACTGGCGCCGTTGCCTGCAAGTTCTACTTGCCGGAATCTGCCGTACACCTGCCGAGCCGCAAACATTATCTGCCCTGGGTAGAAGCTGGCTATCTGACCGTCACCGAGGGCACCGTCCTGGACTATACGAAGGTGCGCGAAGATATCGCCGCCGCAAACGATGCCTACGAGATCGACATGTTAGGCTTTGACAAGGCCGCGGCGAACGAGATCACGACCGCGCTCTACAATGAGCACGGCATACCCTGCGTGAGCGTCCCGCAGACCATGCTCGGGATCTCTGAGGCCGCGCGCAAGCTCGAGCGGCTAGTGATCGAGGGAGGACTCGCCCACGGCAATAACCCCGTGCTGACCTGGATGGCCGGCAATACCTACGTCAAGACCGACGACGCCGAAAATATCCTGCCGAGCAAGAAGCATTCGCCGGCCAAGATCGACGGAATAGCCGCGCTATGCGATGCGATAGCAGCCTCCATCGGCACGGAAATAGAGGCTAATGTGTACGAAGAAAGAGGACTGATATGTCTTTAGATGAAAATTGCGGGGATACCTTGCAATCCAAGCGCAAATGGTTACATTCAGCGGCTAAAGCCGCTGCAATTGCAAAAAATAGTCTTTCTCTGGTTTCTCTATTTGCAATTATGGGCGGAGTGGGATACCATATCTCGCTTCCCGCGGGCATGGGCTGCGCGGGCTTTCTTGTTTGGATTGACCTATCTATATCCGCCTACCAACGAGGGCACAGTGCTGATTGACCGCCTTTTTCACCGCTCCGCCGAGAATCCCGCGAATCCGATCAGCTTCGACGACCTCGGCTATGGCGCGGACACCGGCGAAGTCATTACCCGCCAGAAATCCTTGAGACTCGCACCCTACTACCGCGCTCTGGATCTAATCAGCGGCGACATTGCCAAGCTCCCGCTGATGACCTACAAGCGCGAGTCGACCGGCAAGCAGCGCGCCACCGGCCACCAGGCTTACCACCTGCTACGCTACAAGGCCAACGACCGCATGACCGCGCACAATTTCAAGCGCGCATTTGCCTACCAGGCACTGTGCGGCAATGGGTACGCGCATATCCGGCGCGTAAATGGTCGCGTGCAAGAGTTGATCCTCCTCGACAGCGCTAAGGTCACGCCAGTCGATTACCGCGGCGCTCTCTGGTACGTCTACGAGACGGGCGGCGGATCTACCCTGCGATTTGAACACTCCGAAATACTGCATATGCACGGACTCGCCTGGGATGGCGTGTGCGGCTATGACTCGCGTCAGATTATGGGCGAAGCTATCGCCAGCGGGCTAGCGGTCCGCAAGTATGGCAGTAAGTATTTTTCCAACAATGCCCGTCCGTCCATCGTGCTGGAGCACCCTGGCAGCTTCAAAAATAATGACGCTGCCGAACGTCTCCGCAAGGGATGGGAACGCATGACTAAGGGGCTCGATAACTCTCACCGGGCCGTCGTGCTCGAAGAAGGACTGAAGGCCAACGCCATCGGCGTCAACGCTGCCGACGCCCAACTCGTCGAAGCTGCCGAGTTCAATTTAATCGACGTGGCGCTATTTTTTGGCATCCCGCCGCACAAACTCGGCCACTCTGGGCGCACGTCGTACAACTCCCTGGAACAAGAGAATCAAGCCTATCTCGACCAATGCCTTGACCATTGGCTCGTGCAGCTTGAGCAGGAATGTCGCGACAAGCTGTTAAGCGAACGTCAGAAGGCGGCAGACTCGCACGTTATCGAATTCAACCGCGAAGCGCTGCTAGAGGCAGACGTCGCGACAAAGGCCGAAGCAATCCAGAAAGCGCTTGGCGGCGCCGCCTGGATGACCGTGGACGAAGCCCGCGGTAAATTCAACATGGGCGCGATGGGCGGCAAAAATGCCGATCTACAGCAGCCGGCCAACCACTTCCCGACAGAGGCACCCGCGCCGGAACCTGAGCCCGAAGGAGGCGACGAAGGGCGCAGCGAAATCCTTAAGCATGCGCATGATATGCTGCACGCCACGCGCGCCCGAATGGTCCGCCGTTTGGCCGGCGCAGCAAGACGAGCCGCAAAGCATCGGGCCACCTTCGACGCCTGGGCAACGTCATTCGCCGCAGAACATCGCGACGTGTTGCTGGACGCGCTTGGCCCGATCTGCCGGATGGCCACCGCGGCAGGCGATGCGCGTTGCGCTGCGACCGAGACGGGCAGCATCTTCGCCAGCTTCCGCGAGGCATCCCGCGACGTACTCGAGCGAAATACCGGCGATCTCATCGAGCCACTGAATTCAGCAATCGCAACTATCGAAAAGGAGTTTGCGCAATGAAGACCGAACGACGCTTTCACCAAGGTACTTGCGAAATTCGCAACGCCGATACCGTCAACCCCACTATCACCGGCTATGCCGCCGTTTTTTACCGCGCTGACGAGGCGGGCACCGAATTCTCACTTGGGCCTGACATCGTCGAGCGGATCATGCCAGGCGCATTCGATGCCATCGGCGCCGACGACGTGCGCGCGCTTTTTAACCATGATTCCAACCACGTCCTTGGCCGGTCTACCTCGGGCACGCTCAAGCTGTCCGTCGACGAGCGTGGATTGCGCTACGATATCGACTTGCCCGACACGCAACTGGCTCGCGATCTCCGCGAGAGTATCAGCCGCGGCGATATCTCCGGTAGCAGCTTCGCCTTCACAATTCCCGAAGGCGGGCAAGAATACCGCGAAGAGGGCGACCACGTTGTGCGCGAAGTCCGCGCCGTAACGCTCTACGATGTTGGCCCCGTGACGTATCCCGCGTACGAGGCTAGCACCAGCCATGCCCGCAGCGAGATTGCCGCGTGGCGTGAGTCCCAGCAAGAGCCAGAAGCCCCCGCGCCGGCTGTCACCGCGCGCGATGTGGTGCGCGCAACTGCGCGCCTGGCTGAAATGCATTAGAGCCCGCCCCTGGCTCGCCCCCGCGCTGTTCCTGTTCGGCGCGGGGGCTTTTTTGTGCCTGCAACTTGTAAGCTGTGCCATTGCAACTAATTTGATAGCGAACTAAAACAGGAGGATGCATTGTGGCAGCAATGACCCGAATGGAGGCGCGTACGCTCCTAGAAGATCCGGCGAACCGGATGGAACATTTAGGCGCAAGCCTTTTCGCAGCATGCACTGACGTGCAGAGCTGGTTTGACGATCACCCCGAATTCGCGGCATGCATCGCGCGTATTGATCTCGGCTATGCAGCCGCAGGCGTGCTTGCGGAATGACCTGCGACGGCATCGAATGCGAGGGCAAGAGCCCCGATAGCTCAAAGTGGATCGTGTGCCGCGGGCGGGTAACCGTGCGCCTGTGCCCAGGCTGCCAGAAATTGGCCAGCAGAGCGCAGGGCACGCGGGCCGGCTTCCGTAAGCGGCCGATCATGCTGCGCGACCATATCGACTACCACCTGGCGCCGTCCTAAATTGCACATGGCGGAAAAATTGCAGTCCTCTATTTGCAATTATTGCAACCTGGGCGTCTATTATGGCTTGCCGATGCAGTAAAGCCGTAGCTTGCTGATAAGCTCCTCTCTGGCCGCAAGGCCGCACATTTATACCGTCCGCCGTAGCCGACGTTTCACCAGATGACCCCATTTGCGGGGCTGTCCGGTGATACGTCGGCTTTTTTTGTGCGCGGATACTGCAAGGAAAGCAAAAATGAGCTTGAAAGCCCTCCAAGAAACTCGCGGCGAAGCACTCGCCGAGATTCAAACCCTCCGCGATGTCATCGCCAACGAGAACCGTGATTTTACCGCCGACGAAGATCAGAAGTGGGAGCGTGCAAACGCCGATTTCGACAGCGCCTCCAAGCGTATCGACATCATCGAGCAGACCCGCACCCGCGAAGATCTCGCCAACGAACTCAAGGAGCAGCGCGAGGAATCCGGCCGCCCCGGTCTCGATCTCCGCTCTGATGCCCTCGCCCGCGGCGTTGACCTCAAGCTGTCTCGCACCGCGCCGCAGACCGCACAAGAAGCTCGCGCTATGTCGACCACCACCGACAGCGAAGGTGGTTACATCGCCGACGACCTGGCCAGCCAGATCGAAGTCGCCATGCTGAAGTTCGGCGGCGTGCGTCGCGTGGCTCGCGTCATTCGTACCGAAAACGGCAACCAGATTCCAATGCCCACGGTCAACGACTCTGGCAATACCGGCTCAATCGAAAATGAGAACGACGCCCTGGCAACCACTGATGTCACGTTTGGCCAGAAGACGCTCGACGCCTATAAGTATAGCTCGGACATCGTCAAAATTCCGTTCGAGCTCTACCAGGACAGCGCCTTCAACCTGGACGAACTGCTCGGCCAGTTGCTTGGCGAGCGCATCGCTCGTGCATCGAATGCAGGCTACACCACTGGTTCCGGCTCTGGCATCACAAACGGCGTTGTCACCGCCTCTGCGCTTGGCAAGACCGCCGCTGGTGCTGCTGCCATCACCGCCGCAGAACTAATCGACCTGCAGTTTAGCGTCGAAGAGTCTTACGCGGACAATGGAACCTGGATGCTCAACCGCTCCACGCTCGGACTTATCCGCAAGCTCGTGGATTCCAACGGTCAGTTCATCTGGCACGCTGGCCTGGCCGGCGGACTGGAAGCGACCATCCTGGGCCGTCCCTACGTCCAGAACTCGGACATGCCCGCGGCGACCACCGGCCTGAAGTCCGTGCTGTTCGGCGACTTCAGCAAGTACTGGATTCGCGACGTCGCGAATATTCGCCTCCGCCGCCTGAATGAGCGCTTTGCCGATAACGATCAGATCGGCTTTGTCGCTCTGCTCCGCACCGACGGCGAGCTTTACAACGCTGGCACTAACCCGATCAAGCACTTGATCCAGGCGTAATTGACCGCCCGCCGCTCACTCACCTGGGCGGCGGGCACCCTGGAGGGTACACCATGAAAGTAAAATTGCTCACTTCCGTATCTGGCGCCGATGGCTCTTTTGGCTTTGGCGAAATTGTCGAACTGCCGAACGATTACGCGACGCGCATGCTCAACTCCGGCCAGGCCGAAGCAATCGAGCCCCCGCCCGTCAAGACCGCAGCCAAGCGCACCAAGAAGGGCTGAATATGGGCCGCACGCTCGTAACCGCACCGACTGGCGACGTCGTCACCACTGCCGAGGCTAAGGCATACGCCAAGATCTCGCACAGTGCCGAAGATACGCTAATTGATACGCTCGTCGCCACTGCCGTCGAGCTTGTCGAGGCTATTTGCGACCGCCAGCTCTTGCAGGCGACCTACGACATTACTTTTGACGCCTGGCCAAGCGCCGGCGAAGAATTCGAGATACCATTCGCGCCCACGTCGTCTATTACGTCCATCAAGTACATCGACGAAGACGGCACCGAGCAAACCTTGAGCGCTAGCGCCTACGTCACGTCAACCGATGTCGACCCCGCCCAAATCTACTTGGCATACGGGGAAAGCTGGCCCGGCCTGCGCGCCCAGCGCAACGCCGTCACCGTGCGCGCTGTCGTTGGCTATGCCAATGCTGCAGCGATTCCTGACGCGATCAAAACCGCGATTAAGATTGCGGTCACTGCCTGGCTCGAAAATCGCGAGGGCTGCCAAGAGCTCCCGCCCGCCTCTATTCATCTGATTAACCGCTACCGGTTCCGCTATTTCTAATGTCTTGCCCCTGCGCAAAATCTAACGGCCTGAAGGCTTCCGAGCTTGTCGATTATATCGACATCCAGGCGCCGAGCGACACGCACGAGGCATCGGGCGCGATCACCCGGACCTATGCGAGTGCCTATACGCGATGGGCAAAGATTGCGCCCACAGGCGGCGCAGAGGGCGACCAGTTCCGCGAGATCGAAGGGCACGCCACCTATCGCATCGAAGTGCAGCACGACGCCACCTTGGCCGGCGCACTCAAGGATACGCACCGCATCGTTCACGACGACGGGCGCATCTTCGATATATTGCGCGTTGCGCCCGACCAGGCGACCGGGCGCATTACCATTTTTGCCAACGACTACGCGCCGATCATTACCGCCGACGGGCTCACCTACTCCGCGGTCACCTACGACGTGATCTTGCGCAACGAAGAGGTGGACCGCCCCTATGACGAGCCCGGAGAACGTACCCGGCGAGTATTTACCGCCCTTGTGCGCGTCTCCGATTTTGCGCCAGGCATCACCGCTGAAAACGATACCTGCACGATCAGCACGCGGACGTATCGCGTTCAGTCGGTAGAGATCCCCGCGCGCGGGGACTGGTATCGCCTTGAATTGGCCGACGAGTTCGGAGCACTGCCCGCCCGATGACCTCTAGCGCACATATTGACCCGGCTGACGTTCGCAACCTAACCCGCGCTGTCAATCGCATAGCTCGCGGGATGCCAAAGGACACCGCCGAAGTCGTGACGATGGCCGCACGCGTCACCGTCCGCAAGGCCTACAGCGCGACGCCCATCGCCAGCAAAACGACGGTATGGGCATGGGCCAACAAAGAAAAGACCGAATGGTGGCGCGTAGAGCGTCGCGCCACTCCAGGCGCCTGGTATGCGCGCGCCTGCTGGATTAAAGCACTCCGCAAGTTAGGCGCAAGCGTCAAAAAGCACCCCGCCAAAGATGGCGACTACGTCGACAAGCGACGCGGGCTCGTGCCCGTCTTCGAGGCCCGCAACGAATGCCCTTACATCGAACAACTCGATAACGGCGGCACGCTCGAGCCGATCCCCAACAAGCCCTACCCGCACCCCGCCAAGCCGGCCAA